CTGAGCCATAGTTTCCGTTCCAGAAACGCAGTGTTCCGTCACCGGCTTCAGTTGTAAGGTGCCAGTTGTTTGTAGCTGTTCCACTTACATTAAGTTGCAATGCTCCGTTTACTGTAAGCAGTGCTGGAGGGACGGCTGTTCCAATACCAACATTTCCAGAAGACAAAACACGAACACGCTCTGCAATCGTGGTAGATCCAATAGGAGTAGTTGAAATAACTACGTTAGCTCCACGGTTAGTTCCCGACCAGTTTTCCGCTGCGTTACCGGCAATCCATGCTGCACGGTTCCAAGAAGTTCCATCGTATCCGCCAAATTGAAAGCCACCTAAATTGTTACCTGATACAGTCGCTGAAGGCACTCCAGCGGATCCAGGGCTCTGAAAAGATCTAAAAACAGAATCTCCCCCAATTGAGCGTGCTTCAAAACGCTCAGTGTTGTTAGATCCAACTAAAAGAACTGAAGAACTTCCCGCTGCTATTAATGAAGATGATTGAATTTCTAAAGGAACAGTGGGAGATCTACCAATTCCGATTCTTCCTGAAAAAGTATTATCAAAATTAATAAGAGGGATTGTCACCCAGTTAGTATTGTAATTAGATGAATCGATTTTTAATAAAGCTTGATTAGCTGTTCCACCTACTGCAACACCTGGCCCTGTCGCACCGGTCGCACCGGTCGCACCTGTTGCACCGGCTGAACCTGTCGCGCCTTGCGGACCCTGTGACCCAGGAGCGCCAAGTTCTACCCAGAAACTGTCGTAGTAAACAAAGAACTTACCTGTATCAGACTCAAACCACATTGAACCTTCAGTTGGATCTGCTGGTGTGGAATCTGCAACAGTTATGCTTGCGCTTCCGCCACCGCCTGAGATAACGGTCCACTCAGTGCCTGTGTAGACCTTAACGGTCTGTAAAGCGGTGTTGTAGTAAAGATCACCGGCGATGCCTGTTGCGGGGTCTGTTGCCTTACCCAGTAAGTTTAAGGACGTTAAAAACTTTTTTGACAAGTTTTACTCCTTAATTAGCCGTGGACTACTACCCTGAATTGGTCAGTGGTTGGTGCGTTGGTGAACTTAATTGTAACAGTATTGGTTGTTGAATGCTCCACGTCGGTGAACACCTCAGAGTATGAATTTGCTGGTTCGTAGATGCCGACAGTCACATCGCGGGTCCCAAGATTGTGAGTAACTGTGTATGAGGTAGCTGAACCGTCTCCTACGTTAACTGCGTACTTTCGTACAACTACCGCGGTGTCAATTGCCACATCATTAGTGTTGACAACGATACCAAGGCCGGCACCTACATCAAATACGTTACCTGTTGCTACAAGACCAGCACCTGCTGTTGCTGTGCTAGCGCCTGAGAACTGGGTCCAAGACTGGTTTGAGAAGTCTGTGATGTAGTGGTTACCCTGTACCCATGAGGTATTGTCATAGACAGTACCTTCCATAACAAATACGGAAGCACCGATAAGCTCTTGGTAGGTATCAGAGTCTGTTGGACGAACGAGGGTGTAGTTAGTGCCGTTATCTGTGTATGTATAGATACCGTTTTGAGTACCTGTTGTTTGAGCTGTAAGGAGTACTCGGTAAATGTTGTTATCTGTGCTATCAAGAGCTGAGTGGCCGTCGATAACCAAAGTATTTGTTAAACCTGTTAAAGCTACGTTGGTAGTAGCTACTAAGTTAACTGCTTGCTTCCAGTTAAGACCAGCTACTGCGCTGTCAACGTAAGCCTTATTAGTGGCATCGCCAGGGTTAGTTGGAGCGGCGAGGTTGATAATCTTCTGTGTATTTAGATCTACAGACTCTGTTGCTAAAGCAAAGTTATGCAGCTTGTCTTCAAGACGAGCTAAAGTGCCGCTTGCGTTTGGTACATAAATTGTCTGATCGGCTGTAGGGTCAACGAAAGAAACTGTGGTTTCAAAGTTATCTGTTGTGGAACCCTCGACAACAATTGTTCCGTCTGTAATAATAAGGCCAGATACGTTTGGTGCTGTAATTGTCTTATTAGTAAGAGTGTCAGTTGTATCACGACCAACAAGAGTAGTGGTTAAGTCTGGAAGAGTAACTGTTCGATCTTGGGTAGGGTCGCCAGCTGTAAGTGTTGTTTCAAAAGCGTTGGCGGTTTGTCCTTCAAAGACGATGTTAACGCCAGTGTCAAGGGTTACTGTGCCTGTAAAAGTAGGGTCGGCTAGAGGCGCCTTAAGATCAAGCTGTCCTTGGATTCCGCTGGTAACACCGTCTACATAGTTAAGCTCTGTAGTAGTAAGGGTAGCACCGTCAAGGATGTTAAGTTCCGCGGCATCTGCTGTTACGCCGTTAAGACCGATTGCTTCGAAGATCGTACCGTTATAGATACGCATTTCATTAGCAACAGTGTTGTAGTAGACCTGACCCGTTACTGGGTTTGATGGGTCGGTTGCTAAGTTTTGGATACGAGCATTTTGAAGCTCGTTCTTCGTTAAATCAATCGAAGTTAAAAACTTACGTGCCATTTACTCTCTCCTCATGAAAGATATGCGTCGCCGCTGAATGCGCCTGTAAATGTAACGGTAAGTGTGTTTGAGTTGTTGTAAGCGATTTCGCCTTCCACAACTGACCCACTTGAGTCCTGAACTGTAAGGTTTGGGTACCACCCCAGATAATGGTTTATAACCCATGTAGCTGAAGCAACACTCTGCGTATGATGATACGCGACTGCGGGCTGGTTTATGCCCCCAACTGTGATTTCGTTTACGTTTACTACAGGCCCCGTTGAAGGGGTTACTTGAACAACAACTTGTCCGTTTACTGGGATTACTGTCATGTTATGCCAATGTTACCTGTTGAGTTACAAATACTTGACCTCTAACGTAGGTTTGTTCAAAGGTAGGGTCGCTCGTGCTGGTTGCTTGAAGGTCCCAGAAAGCGCGGGCTGGTAAGTACTTAGTAGCAGATGGGTCAAGCGTTAAACGGATACGCCCGTTAGCTGCGTCAAACTTAGTGACCGTAAACGTCGCATAAAGAGCTGGAGCGTTTGGATAAGTTCTGATCTGCGCTTTAAAGGTGAGGGCGGTAACATCGAATGGGAAGTCAAACTCACCTGACCAAGAGTCGCCTTGGTAGAGGGCGATGTCGTACACACCCGCGTAGCTTGGCGCCGGCTTGCGACCGTTAAGGTCATTTTGAATGTAAATGCGCTCTGGCTTGCGGGAGTCATCAATCTCCTGTGCAAGGTAGATTGGTACGAGCTTGTTAGTCATGCGGCTAACACGGCGCAGGGTGCCCATCTCGATACGCCAGATACCAATGTTCAAAGCAGAAGATAACTGCTTGTACTGTTCCATGCGCTGTTGAATAATCTGTGAAAGCTGACGGTAGCGCTCAGACCGCGGAATCATCACACCGTCTGGAGCTTGGATATCAATATCAAATGCGGCATCTGTAGCAAGAGCCCATAGCGCTTCAATAGTTGCCAAGATCGCTAGAGGGTACTCCTCAACAGGAGGTAGAAGCCCAAGGCTCATCTGAGTACCAAAGCCGTCTGTGCGCTCGTGTGTGTGCTGTTCTACAGCTGTATTGATGAACCTGGTGATATCCGCGTCTGTGAAATAGCGGTATGAGGTTCCAACAATTTTAATAACGTGGTTATTAGTAGGAGCGGTTACAAAGTGAAATACGCCTAAGTCTTTTTCAACTGTGTACATTTGAGGCTGTGTTTGAGCCACATTGTTTACTGTAACAACAAGTGTGGTGTCCTCAAGAGGCTTAATCTTTGTGTCAAAATCTTTTGTTGTTCCGTCGCCTGTAAAAGTGGAGGTGAATTGCTTAGGCATATCACCTAGCTCTAGGCGAACCCTAGAAACAAGATCTGAAAGAACCGCCACTTATAGCTCCTAACGTACGACTAAATGGTCGCAGTTTTTTAGTTAAAAATCTCTACAAACGAAGAAGCGGACCCGAAGGTCCGCCGCTCCAATGAGTTACTGGTTAGAGAACGCCAGCTAGGTAACCCTTTTCACGAAGGTGTTGAGCTACTGCCTTAGAGACAACATACTTCTGACCTGCCTTGAATGAGTAATTATTTCCAGCGCCTAGAGTCATGTTCTCGATATCCTCAACAACACGAATTTCTGCAGTTTCATTAGCTGAACCTACTGTGATAGCTTCATCTACGATTACTGTTTGGCGATCTGGAAGTGTGGCATCAATTGCCTGATCAAGCTTTGCTTGAGAGGTAGCTGTTGCCATTGACATTTCTCCTGCACGTGCCTGAAGCGCTTCCATATTTTCTGCTACTTGGGCTTCACGTGCTCGACCAGTTACATCGGTCGGCTTTACTTTACTTGCCATGTGGATCCTCCGGTTTAGTGTCTGATTGTTTGTGTTGGGCGGGGGCTTTTACACCCCCGCCTCAACTATTAAGTTATTAGTTGGTTTCTGCAATAACAACAGCCTGGTCAGTAATTAGACCAAGACCGAAGATTGAGTACCAAGCAAGAGCGTGCTCACGACCGAAGTCCAAGATACCGCCATCGCGAAGTTCAACAGGAAGTGAGATAGCGTGACCGAATGCGTTGTC